TTACATGGAATAGGGTGTTATGGGGGGCACAAAGTTTCCAGTCCACCGTTGTACGCCGATGGAGAACCTCACTTCGTCGAGATAACCGAGCAGGCTCTCCGTTGCGGCGCTCTCGTTCGCGCCTATCCATACGGTTTTCGTGAGGTTGTAGTCAACCGTATAGGTTACCCCGCTTTGCACGCCGTCCAAATAGAGTTTCATGTTTCGGCTACCCGCCGCTCCGCCGTTGCCGACCAGCGCAATGTGGTGCCATGCCCCCGCGGCAAGCGGCGATGAGGACATGCGTACAGCACCATCGTATAGGCACACATAGTTAAAGGCTGCGTTGGAATGATCGGTATAGATTGCAAATCCGGTATTTGATCCGCCGTAGCTGAACACACAGTTGGCATGGTTCGCCGTTGTAACAAACACCCAAAAATCAACTGTGAACGCGCCAGTGCCTATTGTTATACCAGGAACAGAAAGGTAATCAGAATTACCATCGAATATTGCTGAAGCTGTCCCAAACTTCCCAGAACCAGCCGCCTTGCAAACGTTGCCATTAGCTGTAACTGAACGATTGAACCGGCTGGAATCCGCAAATGAGGTATCCCCTGTCGCCCCATCCATATGAAGAAGCAGGTAGGTATATTCGTCATAGGCATAGCTAACCTGAGTCCACACCGATCCATTGTGGTAATAAGCAGCCAGAGGTGTCCACGCAGAACCGCTCCATTGTTTGACAACGCAAAGATTAATCACAATGCCGTTGCGCCGGAGCAGATTGATCGTTGTCGTGCTGGTCGCGTCTATCTGTATCCAGATATCACCCATCGCGGGGCTGGACGGTGCGGAAACGGAGAACATCCATTTCCCCGCTGACGTCGCGGTATTGCACCACAGCTTCCCAGCCGACCCTGTGGGTACCGCGACTCCCGTAACGATGTTTAAGGACAAATCTTTTACCGCTCCGTGGTTGAAAATCAGGATGCTCATGCGTCAACCTCCGATACGGCAATGTTCACGGTCACAGAGGATGCGGGTACGCTGGATGCGGTGAATGTGACGCTTCCGGCTGATGCGGCTGATACGCCCGCGTCCGCATCCTGATAGGCGTTGCGACTGGCCCACACAGGTGACGCGTGCAATGTACAGTTTGCAGGAACCATGCTCACGGATTTTGTAGCGACGTATACGCCGTTACTCAGCGTCCAATCTCCGGTTGCGATGGTGACTGTCGTCTGCTTACTCTTGTACTTGTTGATCAGGTTGAGCAGGTTTCCCGCGGCATCGTTGCCCAGCGTGTTCCTCACGCTGGCAAACCAGGTGTCAAACGCAGCCTTCTGCGTTGTACTCCAGCCTGTGAAATCCGCCTGCGAACCGGCTTTGAACGCCTCCAGATCCGCCGCGATCTGCGCATAGTAGGCGGTGGTATCCGTGTCGCCGATGATGGAGGCCACCACGCCGCAACGGTCGCTGTCCAGCCGCGTATCGGTAATGCGCTCCTGCGTCACGGTGGTTACGCCTTTGGCGATGAACAGGTTGGAAAGCCCCAGTTCCCACACGCTGGCGTTGCGGGTGAGCGTCGGCGCGGCAGGCGTTGCCGCCGCCGTACCTTTGACAATGTATAAGTCGATGGTCAGCGCGCTCTGTTCCAGATTCAGGCGAAGCACCACCGAATCGATGCGATCCAGACTTGCGTCTGCCGCCTGCACGGTGAGCACGCGATCCGTCTCCTCATAGAACTGCCTGCCGTTGATGTTCGCCGCGCCATCCTTCACCAACACGGTCATCCCCGCGTTCTGGAGCACGCGCAAGCCGCTGGAAGGTGTTGAAAACACCCCGTTGCGGAAGTAGCGCGTCAGGATTTTCGCAAGCACATCCGCACTGTAGGCGCGGCTGTATACCGGATTGCCATTGCCATCCTGCGTCAGTACAGAATCAAAAGGCCATGAAACCGCCATGGGCTATCCCCTCTCCCGTATATAAGCTTTGGGTATTTTATCGCCGAATTGCAGCGATACCGTGTGGGTATTTTCCTTGAATACCTCGTTGATTTCGATGATGCGCGCCTCAAACGCCAGCCCCAGCCGATCGTCGCGCACATCGCACTTGTCGCCCAGATCATAATCCGCCAGATACCGGGTGTTGTTTTGCAGCACGGTCGCGTCGATGTTGACCAAACGGCTGTATTTAGCCAGTTCCGCGCGCGCCGCCGTGTCCACCGCCGCCAGAAACGCCGCCTGTGTCTGTCCGTTTTCGATGCCCATGCCGGTATCCAGATACAGTACGCGCGCGGGTTCGCCAACGGCCGTTCTCCCATCCACCGTAAGCACCCCGCCATCGTACACGGCGATGGCATAATTGCGCCAGTCGCTGGTATCGCGGGTAAGCGTCAGGGTATCGACGGTGCCAAACCCCTGACTGAACACCGCATAGGGGTTCACCCCGCCGCTTTGCGTGCGATCCAGCCCCTGCCACACTTCATAAACCAGCGTTTCCGATTCATAATCCAGCCGGATGCGCTGGCTCAACTCCTGCAACTTAAGCAGGTTGAAGGTCACATCCCCCAGCGGATCGCCCAGCGCGTCAAACGCCGCAGCCGTGCCCAGCGCCGTGGCAGCAGGCACGCACACCCCCGCGTCCGCCAGGTGCAGCCCTACCAGCGCGCGGCATGTATCCGTCAGGTTGCCCGCCGACTGATAACGCGGGTACACCGCCTTCCAGTTGAGCATGCCCTCCAGAAAATAGCCGCTGACCAGCACAAAGTCACCCTTGAGGGTGTGCTCGGTCTCCACCTTCTCCACCATGCCGGTTTCCGGTCGATCCCCCGCGTACACGTAGGCAATCTCCACGTCAAAATCCGCCGCGCGCAGTTGCAGCTGAAAATCTCCCGCCTCATAGTACCGCCTATTCCACTGGATATTGGTACACCGCAAAGCCCGCACCGGCTTAAAACAAGAATCCAGCCCAATCAAATCCAATTGAAATCATCCTCCCGACAAGGATTGCCCTGCCCTTTTGCATCGCAGAAAAGCCCAAACCCAATTTGTTATCCATCACCTGTCAGTCGCCGTACCTCCGTCCGCACCCGCAGGCGCGGCTGGGGAAAGGTTGGCGCCGGAGGGAAGCGGGTGTCCTGTGGACACCACGGCGAAGCCGTGAGCGACCCGTAGGCGGGAGGTTTGACAAGTGCGGGGCATGGCAGTGCCCCGCGCGCCGATCAAACCGACCGGATGAAGGGATCGCCCTTCCCCAAAGCGAGCGTTTGCGAGCGCCTGCGAGCGCTACGCTCCCATATACCTTTTGTTATAGTAAACATAGACTTCCAACACGTTGGAGCCCACGTCCGCCGTGAAGCCGATGGCGTTGGTGCCCAGCGCGAACACGATGCCATCAAAACGGCTGTGTTTGTCCAGGTAGACCGAGGCATTCGCCCCGTTGAGGGTCACGCTTTTGGATTTGCCGTCGATGATCATCACATCGCCCTCGTTCAGGGTGCATAGGATGCGCACATAGCTGTTGCCCGCGATCAGCTTGGGGTTGACCACCGTTCCGCGCGCGGTAAACACCGCCTTGCAGTAAGCTTCCGCGTCGCCATCGTTATCCAGATACACGGTCTGCGCATAGGCATAGAGGCCGTAGATGCGGCCGACGCCCTGCCGCGCGGCGAAAGGATAGCCGCACCGTTCCTCAATGGCCGCGATGTTTTTGCCAAACCCGTCCGTACTTAAAAAATACCCTTCCGGCATCACAAAGGCGAGTTTGACCGTAATGGGCTTATACTGGCTTTCGGTCGGGATTTCCACGCTGTCCACCCGACAGTTTTCGGCATAGCGCTGTGCGCCGTAGCGCCCAATGTGGATTTCATAGGCCTGCGACGCAGTAAAAAACGAGGTAATCGCTCGGCGCAGCACCTCGTTGAGCGCCGCTTGCCGCACCTTGGCAGTAAACTCCAGCGTTCGGCTGCCCACGCGCTGACCGGTAACGATATCGCCATCGCCAACCGCCGCCTTTTGGGTAAATACCTCCACGTTTGCCTTGTCCAGCCCCGTGGCGGCTACCAGCCCCAGCGTTTTGCCGTCGATGGCAAACGTGCGCCCGTCGCCCCGAATGAATGTAACGGTGATGCTGCTCATACGCCCCTCCTAAACCCCTCTGGCTCCGGCCAGCCCGTACGTTGCCTGCCTGCGGATGGCGCGGGCGATTTCGTCGGGTGCCTGCATGGCGGATTCAAATGTAATGTGCTGAGTCACGTTCACGACGCTGTTTGCGGCCTGCGTGCCACCGGCGCCTACAGGCGACTGCACAGACGAGCCATGAAGCGCCGCCGTGCTCAGATCGGCAACCTCCGGCAGCACAAAGCCCGCGTTCAGCGCGCCCTGCATGCTGGAAAGCAGCGTACCGCCCAGCGCCTTGCGCCCGGCCGCGACGCTTGCGCTCACGCTTTGCCCGATGGCGGGCAGCACCGCGCTTTGCATGGTATCCACAAAGCCGCTTTGCACACCCAACGCCAGATACTGCCCCACCTCGTCGTGAAACAGCTTGGACGGGCTTGAAATGCCTGCCGCACGTTTGGCGGCGGTGAGCGCGCTGTGCACAATGCTTGCCAGCGTCGTGTTCAGTGATCCGCCTTTGCTGAGCGCGCCGCTGATGATGCCCGCCACCAAGTTTTGCCCCACGCCGTAACCGCCGGAGTTCGCCGTGGCGCGCGCGGCCGATACGGCGGCGCTCACCGTGTTTTTGATTGCGGTACCTGCGCCTTTATTGCCGTTTACGCCCGCAGCAAAGCTATTTACCCACTGTCCGCCTAGCGTGAGCGCTTCGTTCAGCCCCGATTCACCGATGCTCAAAGCCGAAACCGTGCTCTGCCCCAGCGTCGCAAGCGTCGTTTGCAGCCGGAGCATCCCTTCCAGAAAGGCGGAATCGTCCAGCTCCACCGTAAATACCACCTGACCGTCGCTGCCCGCCATGGGTTACACCTCCTGTAACTTTTCGATGATCTCCACAGGGTCTTCGCCCGCCGCAAGCCTGCGATTGAGTTCAGTCAGCAGCGTCTGCTCCGCCCTGCTCACGCGGGGGGCGATGGCAACCCTTTCCTTCAGGCGGCGAAGGGAAGCTCTGTCCTCGGGCGGCACACGGGCTTCATCCAGCCCGCGCAGGCGCACGCGCGCCCCAAAGGGTGTATCTTCCCCAAGCCCAGCCAGCAATTCCCGAAATTCCACCCAATGCAGGCTTTCCCGAAGCAAATCTATCCCGTACTGTTGCCGGAACGAGGCGTAAATCGCCCCCGCGTCCCGCTCAAAATCGAGCATCGGCGGTTCGCCCGTATCGTCCTGTGCGCCGCCGGTCACAAAAGCGGCAAACAGCCGATCCGGATCGCGCGGCGGATGGCGCAGGTAGAAGCGCCCCGCAAGGTATAGGAGCTTTTCCAATTCCGGCAGGTCGGGGTCGGCGAGCTTTCGCAAGCAAGCCAGCACCGTGTGAAAGTCCGCATCGATGGGGTAGAATTTTCCATCCGCCTCGCTGATCAGCGCTGTGGGCAAAATTCGCTCCACGGTGCGCGACAGGGAAAACGCGGGGATGCTCTCCGCCTGTGTGGGTTTGATTGCTGGCATGGGTAGGGAATCCGCGCCGGATTCCTCCGCCGCGGCGGGCGGTCTGCACGGATTGCCCTGCGTAGGTGTTCGCGTTGCTGCCGAGGTTTTTTCGGCGTTGCGGGCATTGGGTTTGCTCACGCGCTCAGTCCTCCTCCAGCACGCCGTCCACATAATGGGCAGCGGCCTCCCCTGCCAGCGTGCCCAGCCATTCGATAGCCAGCGGCAGGCTCACGGGGGCTCCGTTACTGATCGCGCGCGTCGCGCCTTCGCCCAGGGATGCCTCCAGCAGGCCGGTGACTTCCCGCAAAGCGGACAGCACTTCCTCCGGCGTGCGCGGCGCATCGTGAAATTGCTCCAGCCCTTCAAGCACCGCCTGTGCGCGGGTGTACAGCTCGATATCGGTCAGGTGCAGGTCAAAAAGTTGCCCATTGATTTTAATTTGCGGGCGTTCCACCCGCATCGTCAGTTCACGCATGGAAAACTCCTCGTTTCAGCGCAGGGCGCGGTCTGGGTTTACACAAGGCGCGGCTTTCTGAGACGAAAGCCGCGCCTTGTTGTGTCCTTCTTTTGGGTTGGCCGCTTTGCCGCTCGCCTCATTGCGCCTTCGGCGCGGTTCGCTCACTTGCGGTTTAATGCTGCAGCAGGGATTTGGGGTTCCACCCCAAGCCCCGCAAGGGGGTTGAACCCCCTTGACCCCGCTCTTGGGTTGATTGATGTTGTGTTCTTCTTTTGGGTTAGCAGCTTTGCCGCTCGCCTCATCGCGCCTTTGGCGCGGTTCGCTCGCTTGCGGTTTTGCTGCGGCATGGGTTTGGGGTACCACCCCAAGCCCCGCAAGGGGGTTGAACCCCCTTGACCCCGCTCTTTTTCATTTTCCTTCGTGTTACTGTGCCGCAAAGGTTTTTTGGGTAATGTCAAAGGTTCCTTGCGTCAAATCGCCATTTTGGTGGAACGTGCCCGCCAACTTCGTTATGCTCTTGGGATCACCCGTGGGCGGGCTCGCCTCCACCGCAATCGCCGCCCGCCGCGCGTGGTACACTCCCGTTTGACCCTCGATCGGCGCAGCCATGTCCACACTCACCAGCACCCGCTCACAATCGCTGCCAAGCTTCTGCCCGCGCGCAATGTCCGCCAGATCATCCACTACCGAGTCGCCCTTCACATACTGCGCCTCGTACTTCCAGCCGTTTTCATACCCCGTGATCGCGCACGTGGCGTTCACATCCCCCACAAAGGCCGTCTTATCTACCTTGGGGTTATTTTCCTCGTCACATTTCACAAAACCGGCGTTGATGTAATAAAACACAGTCTCCCCACCGGTGGGAATGCCGTAGTATTCGCGGATTAAATTTCGGGTCACTTTCAAAGGGTTCAGCCTCCTTTTGGTTTCATGGATCAGTTTCGGTTGCCGCCATCGCCACATGGCGGTATAATGCAGCTAGTCCTTCTATCGCGCACATCGGCTTCCGCCGCCGGTTCGCTCCCCGTGAAAACCTGTACGCTCAAAATCGGATACGCCTGCGGGGAGTCTGCTATACTCATTTTGGAAGGAGAGATACGCACGTGGAATGGGTTGAACGCATGAACCGCACGCTGGATTATCTGGAATCGTCCCTTTGCGGCGACATCCGCCCCGAGGAGATCAGCCGCCTGATGGCCTGCCCCTATTCGGTATTCCAGCGCATGTTTGGGCCGCTGACGGGCATTGCGTTATCGGAGTATCTGCGTCGCCGCAGGCTGACCCTCGCCGCTCAGGATGTGCGCGACCCGCGTCTGCGCATACTGGACATTGCCATCCGCTACGGGTACGATTCGGCGGATGCTTTTTCAGCGGCTTTCAAACGCATGCACGGCATCACGCCGCAGGAGGCGCGTAGCCCCGAAGCCAGCCTCACCTTCTACCCGCGCCTCACCTTTACACTGACCATTGCGGGGGTAACAGAAATGGATTACCGGTATTGTGAGCGCGCGCCTTTTCAGGTGATGGGCGTGCGCCGCGTAACGCCTACGGGCGGGGGAACCTGGGGGATTGTGAAAGCGAACGGCTCCGCAGAGATGCTCGCTTCGCTGTGCGGGCACGCCTGCGATCTGGGGCTTTGTTTCGGGTTTGACGCGCAGGGCAACAACGATTACCTGTGCGGCGTCGAGTGGGCGGGCGAACCCGTTTCCGGCTTCGACCTCTTCCCCTGCCCTGCCGCTAGCTGGCTTACCTTTACTGCCAAGGGTACGATTTCCGGCGGCATCCTCGGCCAAACCTGGAAACGCATCTATGGGGAGTTTATGCCCCAGAGCAGCTACCATCAGCTGGATCTGCCCACCATCGAAAAGTACATCCTGTGGGATGAGGCATCGGATGCCTGCCATGTGGAAATCATGATCCCTGTCCAGAAAGAGGACGTCAAGCCGCTGACCGAGGGATAACCCCACCGCTCCATGTCCGCCTTGGCTGCTTGTGGATGCCGACTGTGGACGTTGCTCCTGCGGATTACCGGATTTCCTTGAATCGCTTTCCGGTGCTCCGCAGGAATGTGTGGATTATTGCTTCTCCAACCTCACACAGTTCGGCAACGGATTTCTCTCTATTGCAGACCCTTGGTTTCCCACAACCATGGCATTCAACAGCCTGTTTGTGAAGGTCACCTGCTCCCGTTGTCCTGCTTTTCATCCGCAGGCTGCCTTGAACCGTTCCCCGCTTACGCCGCGCGCCCCATGCGTTATTCCGTTGTGTATTCCACCGTCAGCCCGCTGCCGTACAGCCATTGCCCGCCCTCGCGCGCCATGCGTTACTCCGTTGTGTATTCTACTGTCAGCCCGCTGCCGTACAGCCATTGCCCACCCTCGCGCCCCAGATAGCCCGGCGCGCCGTTGGTGCGGATGGCGATCATCTGCCAGCCCTCGCCCACGGGCAACCCCGCCACGCTTGTTAGCGCTTCATGAAGGGCGCACAGCGTTTCCAGCGCTGTGGATTGCTGATCGTGCTTGGCATTGAGCGCCACATCCAGTGCGACCATATTGCCATAAGCCAGCGTCGTTTCGCTCACGCGCCCTGTGGATACCGCCATCGACAGGCCGTTTTCTGTCGGCAGCGCGCCAATGGTGACCGCCGCAAAACTGCCCTGCGCATCGATGAGCAACCGCAGGGCATCCAGCACCTGTGCCTGTTTGCTCACGTTTCACCGCCTCCCAGTTTTTGAGCCGCAAGCTTTGTCCATTCGGGCAGGCGCGCGGCTTTTGCTTTTTCGCACCAGCGCAGGCTCGCGTTCGGGTTGCGCGCTTGCGACGGCGTGCCCGTGTAGTACACGCGCCTTGCATAGCCGGTGCTCCAGATCAGCTTACCTGTCGTCAGGTCACTGGCCGTTCTGGCGCTTGCAATCAACCTGCCGGTATCGTCACGGGCGAAGGCATTGCAATCCGCCAGCACCTGCGCGGAAAGCTCCGGCAAGCCGTCCCGCCAGCGGTCGCGCAGGGCTTTCACCCTTGCGGCCGCGTCAAAGTGTAGTTTCAGGGTGACATCGGGCATTCGGCGTACCTCCCTTTCCATTATGGTTTCTTGGTTTTGCGATCAGGCGGCGCAAACAGACGGCACCTGCGCGGAAAACTCCGACAAGCCGTCCCGCCAGCGGTCGCGCAGGGCTTTCACCCTTGCGGCCGCGTCAAAAAATAGTTTCAGGGTGACATCGGGCATTCGGCGTACCTCCCTTTCCATTATGGTTCCTTGGTTTTGCGATCAGGCGGCGCAAACAGGCGGCACGGTCACTCGCGCAGGCTGACCTCAATGTGGTGCAGCCTCGCCCCGTCGCAGAGCGGTTCTACGGCTTCCACATGATAGGTTTTGCCCCCGAACCGCACGCGCTGCTCCGTTGAAAACGTCACTTGGGAGGGCAGGCTGTTTCGCGCGTCATACAGGAGCAACGCGGTACGCGCCGCCTGTGTGTTCTCCTGCGTGCGCTGTGCCGATTCGCTCCATTCCACACGCACGCGCGTCAGCTCCGCGATTGGGGTCAGGGTTTCGCTGCCATACGCGTTTGTTTCAACGTCCAAGAGGGTAGCAGTATGGATCAGCATCGCGCGCGGGATTGGGCGCACAGGCATCGCTCCTTTTTAATTAGATCAGCGGCTCCGCCTTTTTCCAGCGGAGCCGCCCTGTCGTGAGGGTATGCCGCTTCAGTCGCACTGCGCATAGCTTGTTAATAGTGGCAGCAGCGCAGCGGCGGCCGGGCAGTGGGCTTGGGTGCCCACGCCCGCCGTAAAGCTGAATTTGCCGAGGCTCGCGCCTTCCAGCGGCGCTTCCACCGCGCCCGCCACGCCGCCTGCCAGGCTGATCGCCTGTGCCTGATACGCACCGTAGTGTTTCAGCGTCCGCTGAATCAGCCCCGGCAGGGTATCGGTTTCCCGCCCCGCGTAGTAGCACAGCGTGCGCGCGTCCAGCATGCTTTGCGCCAGATCAAGACACGCGGCAAAATCCTCCGGCGCAGGTTCGCCCACAATGGCTTCATATTCCTCTGCCGTGAGCTGCATGGTTTACGCCCTCAGGTTAGCGGCAACCAGCGACATATAGCCCGCCGATACCACCTTGCTGTTCTTGATGCCCACCACCTCGATCACATCGCCAATAGCAGCTGTGATCTCGGTCGTGCCGCTCGTGAGCACCGTGCCCGCGTAGCTGGCGCCATACGCGGCGCGTGCGGCAGGGTTCTTCAGGTATTTCCAGCTCACAGCCTCGCTCGGGTCGGTCAGGGATAGGAGTGTAGTGCCCGCCGCCACGCCGGGCGCGGCGGTCAGCGCCACGGTTACCGGCGCGTACACACAGCGCACACCCTTCTGGCGCAACACTTTGTGCGCATACACCATGCGCCCCTGTACGGCGCTCGCGCCGATGTACTTGCCGCTGCCGTCGAGGCTTTGCAGCCGCACGGGAGCCTGCCAGGCGTTCACGCGCGTGGCGAAGCGCGGGTGCCCGCAGATGAGGGCGAGGTTCGCGGTTTCGTCGTTGAACTCGATCACGTTAAAGCCCGCGATGCGTCCAATCGCGCCGGACTGCTTCACCTCGTCGCCAAGGCTGCTGGCCTGTGTGAACTCGGGGCTGCGCACCACGGCGGCAATCACATCCGGCGTGCACAGGGCATAGCGTCCGGCGGCGGGGATGTTGTCCTTGCTCATACAGGTGCGCTGATCCACCAGCACGCCGTACACGGTATCCTTGTCGATAACGCTTACGCTGACTACCGTGCCCGCGCCCAGCAGTTCGCTTGCGCCGTCGATGTCCATGGCGCGCCCCAGCGAATAGCCCGCGCTATCCAGCCGTTCCGCCACCAGCGTGTCCGGTACGGCGGCAGCCTCGTAGCCGTCGATGATCTCGTTAACCGCCTTATCACGGTTGATGGCGAGGGTTGTATACGCCGTGTTGCCCGTGGTAGGCGCCAGTCCGGCAGCACGGTCATAATCGCTGGCGGCTACCTCCTCGTCACGGGTGGGGATTTTCACCGCGCCCGCGGCGGGGTCGCCGTCAAAATCGTTGTTGAATACCACGCCATCCTTGAGCACCAGCTCATTGCGCAGTTTGGCAAGCACCAGCTCGCTGTAGCGTTCCTGTAATAGTTGTGCCATAGGTTATTCCCTCCTGTAATGCTGAAATTGGAATTCCTGAAAAGCAAGCTTAGATCTACTTTTTCAGCGCCGGGTTTTTGCGGTAGAACGCTTCCTCCACACCGCTGAGCGCACTTGCGCCGCCCGTGCCGACCTTTTGCGCCCACGCGCCGCGGTTGCCCTGCGAAAACAGGTAGCGCTTGCTTTGCCGCAGCGTCTCCAGCGCTTCCCGCACACCGGATACCGTGCCGTCCTCCGCGATGGTAATACCCGTGGTGTCCATCAGCTGGAGCGCCACCTCCGTGTCGATCAGCCCCAGCTCCGCGCCGACAACCTTCACCTCGGCCTCCAACAGCCGTTTCGTGAGGCGGGCGTTCGCCGCGTCCAGTTTTTGCTGTGTTTCCGGCGGCAACTCGGCAGCTTGCGTCGCGCGCGCCTTTGCCAGCAGATCGGTCAGCGTTTCTTCGTCCACGCCGGTTTGCTCGGCCATGGAGCGCAGCACGCTTTTTTCCGCGCGGCTGGTGCGTTCCTCAACGGCTTTGAGCAGCGTTTCCGCCAGATCGTCCGGCGGCAGGGGCTTGGGTTCGCCGACGGTTGCCGCCTTAACACCGTCGCCTGCGTCGTGCTGATCCACCGGAGAATTCGTCAGGGGTTGAAACATCCTTTGCCTCCGTTTAACGCCCGTCGGCGATAGATTCCGTTTTGATGCGGTTTTTCAGCCTTGTCGCGCTTTCGTCGGCAGATTGGGTGTGCCGTCAGGTCGCAAAGTCTACAGGACTGCGCGTCCTAGCCGCTGGCCAACTTCCGGAAAACCGGCGCGTTCAGGCTGGAAAACCCGATCAGGCCGTCGCCTGCAAGGGGGAATGAAAAACGCCTTCGCCGATCAGGCGTTGGCGTGTTTTCCGGTCATAGGGGAATGCCTTTGCTCAATCGCCAAGGAACGAGGTGCCCAACTCCGCCGCCTCCGGCTCGATATCGGCGGGTTCCGCCGTTTGCGCTCCGGCGCCATCCGTTCCGGCTTCCGGCGGCGCAACGTCTTCGCCCCGCGCTTCCGCCGCAATCTCCATCAGCATCTTTTCCGCGTCCACCTCAGTGCAGCGCAGGATGTCCATCATCGCGCGCTTTTTGCTCTTGAGGCCGCCATTCACCAGCCGCAGGTTCCTGTCCACCATCGCGCCCACGTCTTCGATGATCGAATCGTCAAACGATACGGCGGTCTTCACCTCCGCTGGCCTGCCCGTGAGCCAGCTCAGCGCGTTCACCAGCCCCTGGATGGCGCGCTCCAACGGTTTTTCGTTACGCTTCATGCTCTGGTAAAGATCGCTTTGTTCGCTGATGACCTCGGTGGCCGTGCGCGCGACCGTACCGTCGAACCGGTAGCGCCCCGTGCCCAACCCGCACTTTTTGGAGAGCAGGTCGATCATGCGCTGCAAACCCGCCTCATGCTCGGCGGCGCGCAGCGTCATGTCCAGCGGCTTGATATCGTCCGCGCCATCCTGACTTTGCTGGTACACGTAGATCAGCACATCGCTGGGGTCGAAGATGGGCTGCATGGTCCCGTCTTTCTGCATTTCGATGCTCGCCAGCGATTGGGGCACCAGCACGCGCTTTTTACCCAGCACAAACTCGTTGACATAACTGTCAAACACCAGATCAGCCGCCTTGAGCTGATCGATCGCCATACCGAACACGCTCATGCCCATGGGCGAATCCGGCTCCACAGCGTTAACCGTGTTTGGCCGGATGATTTGAAACAGCGGCACGGGCGAAGTCTGAGTGACCGCCTCCACGCCATCCGGCGGGGGCAGCGGCGCGCCCGTGTCATCCAGCCACGCGTTACGGATGACATAGCCTCCGTTTTCCCGCGCGTGGATTTGCACATAATACCCTTCCGCCGCGTCCTTGCCCGTGCCCAGCACCCTTCGGCTGCCAAACGCGCACTCCGTGATGTGATCGCCATCCCACCGGAGCGGAAAAATCAGATCGCCGCGGATATAATCGATGGTCGGCTGACCCTCTTCATCCAGAAATTCCACAAACGCGCCCGTGCCCAGCGCCATCGTCCACTCCACCAGCCGGTTGCCGCGCTCCATAAACGCGTTGCGCTCCAGAATTGCGGGCAACGCCGCGAAGCCCTCCGCGCTGATCTGCACCCGTTCGTTCAGTAGCAGCGTAGCATAATCCTCGCACACGGTTTTCGCCATGCCAAGGTGGTAGCGTGTCAACGTGCGTCGGGAGGTGCCCACGCGCATGGCGTAGTCATGAAAATCGCTCACATAGCCGCGGTACCAGTTCAGCCATGTGTCGATATGCGCGGCGTAGCCCCCCGCGGGGGAACGGTAGCCCATGCCTTCAAGATACTGAATGATTTTGGCGTTTTGCAT